TCGGCCAGCATGTCCAGCGCCTGCTTCAGCAGCCGCCGATTGCTATCCGACAGAACGCGCCCCGCCTTCACCGCCTCCTCACCACCAAGACCCGTAGCAGCTGTGACCGCAGGGTCCGGGGAGCCCAGAAGAAGCTCAGCCGTGTCGCTGTCGATGTCCACCAGCAGCGCCTTAATGGCCTCTGCCGGCAACGCCGCGATATTGCCGTATCCCAGAACAGCCTTCAATGGGGGAATGATCGCCAGCCGGTTCTGGGGTGATGTGGTGATCGTATGGCGGGTCAGCGGCCACACGTCGATGTGTCCGTTGCCCGACGGGGACAGCGCCTTGTAGGCGGCATAGCTGCTGCCATACAGCTGCTGCCCATGGCGCTCCAGCACCTCGAAGAGCGCCTTGCGCCGCTCGCCGGCGTTCACCCAGAAGTCGGCCCAGCGGCCATCGACCTCGGACTCGGCGTCGAGCTCGACATGGCCCAGCATGGCGCCCTTCATGACGCCGGTCGGATCGTCGTCGTGGTGCCAGTCGACCGCCCGCCGATTGGTCATCCGAAGGTACGGGTAGTCGCCGTAGAGGTCGGTATCCTGGTCGAACCACTCGCCGTCCAGATCGACGCCCAGCGGCGCGCCCTTGGCCGGGATCGTGCCGCCGAACGGCACCACGAGCACGCGCCTGCTGATCTCGCCCGCCAGCCATCGGCCCAGCCGGTTGGTGCTGAGCTCCTCGGCCTTCATGGCCTCGAGGAACGCCTTCCCCGCAGGCGCGCCGATGCCCAGCTCCTTGGCGGCAGCGTTCACCTTGCCCTCGGCCTTGGCCCGGAACGGCGACTGCGGCAGCCGGGAGAGCGCGTTGCGGACGTGGTCAGCGTCGGCCTTGCCGTTCTTGTCGCGGATGGGGAAGTGGCAGCGGGTGCTGACGGCGCCCGTGCCTGGCTCGCAGTAGGCGAACGACGACGGCGGCAGCTGCGAGATCGGGGTGCCGCCGATAGTGCCTTCGGCCATCAGAGCTCTTCCTCCTCATCCAGTGCGTCAGCCATCGCTATGAGCAGCTCCGGCGCGATCCGCTCGTCGGGAAGCGCCCGCACCCAGTTGAGGCGATAGCGCCGGCCTCCGAGTGCAGTGTTGCATGGGAACGCGTCGAATACGAGCGGGTCGAAGACGCAGCCGTCGAAGCACATTACTCGGGCACCGCCTTGGTCGCCACGGCCTGCAGCGTCTCCTGATTGTGCGTCCAGCGCATCTCGATCCGGAGCACCTTCCAGCCGGTGCCCTCCAGATCGCCGCGCAGCAGGTCGGCCGTGAATGCCGCCTTGTGGTACTCGCCCTCGTCGCTCTGCAGGCCGAAGACCATGGCCTCGGCCCAGCCACGGTCGGGTCCGGTGAGCCAGTAGCGCGCGACGTAGTTGAAGTCGGGCACCCGGATGATCGCCCGGCCGCCCGGCCGCATGACGCGCAGCCACTCGCGGAGCACGTCGGGCACCTTGCCCATGTCGCAGTGCTCCAGGACATGGCTGGCCCAGATCGCATCGACCGTGTTGTCGTGGAACGGCAGGTCGCCCATGTCGGCCAGCACGTCAGGGTCGCCATAGCGGTCCACGACCGTGTAGCGCTCCGGCTCGTACGGCACCCGGAAGCCGCCGATGTCCAGGCGGAGGGGTGTCAGCAGGCGATCGGGCCGGGCGATGTCGTCGGGACGGCTGACGCGCGGATCGGCCGCAGCCGCCCGTGCGCGCGCGAGCGCACTACGCTTCGGCACCGACTCCCTCCCGCAGGCTGGGCGGCAGCACGGTGCCCGTATCGGCCGGCATGCTGGCCACCGGATAGAACAGGCCGGGGTACTCAGACCCGGCCAGATTGGGGTAGGCCATCTCGTAGCCGTCCAGATGGCCGACCTCGAAGAGCTGGGTCAGCTTCAGCCGGCCGCCCATGTATCGGTCGTTCGTTGCCTCGAGCGCGATCACCATCTGCCCGTACTCGTCGTACTCATCCAGAGCCCGCGCCAGCAGCTGGCGCGACATCAGCATACAGCCCAGCTCTTGGTAGTAGAACGAGTCCTCCGGCACGCCGCTGGCCCGCGCTGCGCTGGCGTGCATGGGATAGGCGTGCGTGACGAGGTGCACCTTGGCCTGCAGCGCCAGCGACACCATGAGGCGCAGCGATTCGGGCGCCGGCGTGTTGTCCGCCTCGACGGATAGCACCCAATAGCAGTCGAGCGCCGTGGCACGCTCGAGGATCAGCTCCCAGCAGCGCCGGAACGTGCGATCCCAGTCCGGCCACGGCTGCAGGTGGGTGGCGTCGATCCCGGCCGCTACCAGGCGGTCGTAATACGCCTGCGACACGCGCGTGTTGTCGACCTGATAGGCATATCGCGGCTGATAGTCGAGCGCGTCGTAGGCCGCCTTCCACGCCTCGAGCGCGTACTCCTTGCCCGCGTAGGTAGGGCATGCGACCAGCACGGCGCCCTGTTCGTCTGTCATGTCATCCTCTGGATGTAGGCGAGCGCGTAGTACGCCGGCACGATCCCCACCGTGCCGTGGCTGCTGATCGAGTGGACGGCCGGCTCGGTGAAGCTGTGCGTCACGGTGCCCGCCGTCCCGTGGCCAGCTGGCGGGGTGAACGCGTGCGAGAGCAGTGCGCTGCCCACGTGGGTGCCGATCGCCTGGTGCGAGAGGCTGGCGAGGCTGTGGTCGGCATGCGTGAGGGTGGCGGCGGGTCCTGAGCCGGTGGTGCTGGGACGACTCCCGCCCGCCGTCGAGGCGATCGTACCGCTGGGGACGCTGACGTCCACGCCGCTGGCGCCGGGATCGGTGATGCTGGGGACACTCACGGCGTTCGTGCTCGCGATCGAGCCCGATGGCGCTGACGCGTTCGCGGCGCTGGCGTGCGAATGGCTCGGCACGCTGATGGCCGCGTTGCTGGCCTGGCTCGGCGCGTTGCCGCCCAGGTTCGAGGACAGGAGCGTCATCAGCAGGCCGCCCGTCGTCACCACGCTGCGGGTGGCCGTGCCCGTGATCGTGACACCGCTCTGAGAGTTGACCGACGGCTCGGAGCCGGCCGCTGTGCTGGCGCCCGTGCTACTGGGCACCGACACGGCAGCTGTGCTGGCGAACGATCCGCTGGGCGCGCTGGCGTTGGCCAGCGATGCGTGGCTATGACTGACGGCCGGCCTGCTGGCCAGCGCCGATGCCACCGATCCGCTGGGCACCGAGACATCGGCGCCGCTGGCGTGCGTGTGCGATCCGCTGGCCACGCTGTGGTCGGCATGAACGACTGTCAGCGCGGCGTGAGATAGCGCGGCGTGCGTGAGGTCCGGGTGATCGGCGATAGCGCCGCCGTGCGTGAGGCCGGTATGGTCGGCGACCGATCCGCCCGTATGCGTCAGCGGCGTGTGGTCGGCGATGGTGGTGCCGGTCTGGGTCGCGCTGACCTTCAGCGATCCCTCGATGTTCGTCTTGGCCACCCCGCCCTGGTCCTGCTGGGCGCCCACGACGAACGTGTTGCGCAGGTCCGGGCCCGGTGAGTTGAGCGTGCCGTCGCAGAGCGCCCAATGGGTGGGGATGGTGGCGATCGCGCCCGACCACATGATGATGCCGCCTATCGGCACGACGCCCAGCACCGCGCCTTCCGGGACGACGTGGTCGGCGTTCCACTCGCCGGCATGGATGGAGAGGACGCCGGGAACCGCTACCGCGCTGTGGCTGATACCGCCAGCCACGCTAGTCCTCGGTTACGGTGTAGCTGCCGTCGACCTTCGGCGTGATGGTCCGACTGCGCCTCTGGCGCGGCTTATCGCTGGGCGGCTGGACCACCACGATGGGCGGCTCCTGCGCCGGGACGTTGACGATCGGCGCGGCCTGCGCGGGCACGTGCACCTCGACGCTCTGGTCGGGCACCTGCACCACCACGACAGGCGGCTCGATCTGGGGCGGAGCGATGTTCACGATGGGCGCAGGCACGTGCACCACGACCGTGGGCGGCGCCGCGTCGATGGCCGCCTTCATGGCATCGCGCCAGTCGGTGCGCACAATCTGCAGCGGCGCTGCCTTGCCCTCCTCATCGCCCGTATCCTCGGCCACCGCCGCATCCTCGACGTACGGCACCCAGTCGAGCGTGCCGTTGGGGTGGTCCTCCTCGGCGTCGGCATCCTCGAGCGTGTACGGGTTGTTGGCCACGCGATCAGCGCACTCCTCGTCCTCGTCGCCGTCGATCGCCTCGACCATCTCGATGCCGGCATCGCCGTAGCTGCCCAGCGCCGTGGCGTTGTAGCTGTCCATCAGCTCGGTGCGGCTGATGAGCTCAGAGCGGTAGGTGTCGAACAGCCCGGACTCGTCCTGCTCGATGGCGTCGGCGATCTGGAGCATGGTGAGGTCGTTGGAGATGCCCGTGGTGATGATCGACTGCACCCGGTCCCGCGTGGACTCGTTGATGCGCGTGACGCGGGCAGCACCGCGCTGCAGCGTGCGCTCGACGGCCGTCAGCGGTCCTGCCTTGCGGCCTGGCTCGGGCATGACCGCCGCGATGGTGCCGTTCACGGCTTCCGCCATGCCCGATAGCGGACCTGCCAATGCCGTTGATAGGGCCCGATCCCAGCGAGTACCGTCCCACCAGACCGCGCTGTCGTTGGGGTTCTCGGCGAGATGCGCAGCGTGACGCCGCACGCGACCCGCGATGTCACGCTGCTGCGAGTCCAGGAACGCGCCCACGTCCTGCTTCAGACGCGGGATGTAGCGCGTCTCGGCGTGGCTGCGGAGCCGCACCAGCGCCTGGTGCAGCCCGGCGTACGTCTTGGCCGGCTGCGGAACGGCCTTCCCGATCCCGGCTGCCTTGCCAGCGGCGGCTGTGCTGGTGCCGACGCCGGTCTGCTGCGGGCCGGTAGCCGATGGCTGGGCCGTCTCGCCGGCCATCGCCATCTTGGTCTGCGCCTCGTTATCGGCCTCCTCAGACAGTTGCGGGCTGGTGCGGCCCTGGACGATGGCGCTCGCGCTGGCCTGCCCCTCCTCGCTGGGCGCTAGGGCATATGGCACCTGTGTGACCGGGAGGATGATCTCGTCGTCCAGCGCGGGGATGCCCAGCGGATCGAGGCCGATGAGCGCCCGCCGCTCAGCGTTGCGCATCGGTGTGTTGACCGACTTCTGGAGCAGGTCGTAGCGCGGCGAGTCGTCGTCGAACTCCGGCTCATCGATCTCGTACTCCACCGGGCTGCCCACGGCGGCATAGCGGTCGTACAGCTGGTATTGCATCACCTCGCGGAAGATGCCCAGCCGGTCATGCACCGGGCCCTGCCAGATCGCGGCCTCGTCGTACTTGCGGCTATCCCCGCTGTTCAGCCCGGTGGGCGGGGTTCCGCCAACGATGGACAGCGGCACCTCCCAGAGCGTCAGCAGGTCGTCACGGCTCTGCGTCATGAGCGTGGCCACCTGCAGCTCGGCGGGCGACAGCGTGGTTTTGGTGAACTCGATCGGCGCCCGGATCAGCTGCAGCCGCTTGGCCGCGTCGTTCTGCTCGACGATGGAGCGCCAGTCCCGCTCCATCTGCTGCATCGCCTCGCCCTCGATGATCCCCGACTTGGGGGACATGACGCCGCTGAGGCGGCCACCGGCTGACAGCAGCAGCGCCAGATGATTGTCCAGCGCCGTGCTGTTCGCCATCTTGGTGAGTGCCGACTGGACCAGGCCGATGCCGAAGTGGCTGGTGAAGTCGTCCTGCAGCTTGAAGTGGTAGACCTGGTCCAGCGACAGCGGCGTGCCTGGATTGGTGGCGGTCTTATCGACGTTCCAGCCGACCACGTTGCCATCGGCGTCCTCGTCGGGATACATGCGCCACGGTGCGATGGGCAACAGCGCCGTGGGAATCTCGAAGCCGTTGTTGGCATCGCCCACGATGAAGGCCGAGCCGCAGAGCCCCATGGCGCGGCTGGTGATCTTCATCATCCCGCTGCGGTAGTACGGCTGGGTGCGGCCCGCCAGCGCCAGCGCCGGCTTCTCGGTCAGCTGTAGCGCCTGCTTCTGTTCGGGGTCCGCCGTCTCGTCGTCGATCTCCTCATCGTTCTCGTCCTCCAGATGCCACTCGGCACCAGCGAAGCGCTCGGCGATCGCGGACTCCGCGCGGTTGACCCAGCCCACCTCGATGCCCAGCGCCCAATAGCGGCGCATGCGATCCTGCGGCGACTGGCGGCCCAGCAGCGACAGCGGGTACTCGGTGATGAGCACGCCCGCGCCCGGCCCGATCGGGCCAGCCTTCACGGCAGCGGCGACGGCGGGCGCCATGGCGCGCAGCGGCTTCGGCGGGACGAAGATGCCCACCTACTTAACCGCCTGCAACTGCGGCGGCTCCTGCTCTGCCTCGGGTTGCCCGCGCCGATCGTTCACCACGGCCAGCGCGATCAGGTACGCTGCCGCCACCAGCAGCGCCGCAGGCGGCCAGACCATGGCAGCGCCAGCGACGGCCAGCGCATAGCCGGCCTCGGCGTAGACCGTGACGGCGCGAAGGGCAGCGCTCAATGCGGGAACGCCTCGCGGAACGCCTCGCGGAACTCGGGATCGTGGCGCGCCATCTCGGCCACCATGGCGCGGAGCCGGGCGCGGCTGGGCGCTCGGCGGCTCGGATGCACGGGTGGCTGATCGCCGCGCTCCTCATGCAGGCCGAACTGCGAGCCGCGCGAGGCCGAATCGCTCCTGATCTGGCGGTTGACCACGCGGGCTGTGTGGCTGCTCACGCGACACCGCCGATCCGCTGGCCCGCCAGCGCGGACCATGGGTTCTCATCGAGCGTGGGGTTCAGCGCCACCACGCCGTAGCGCAGCGCATCGCAGGCGTCGTCGCCCTGCTCGACCGGACGCTCGTGGTAGCCGCCAGCGCGGTTCGGCGCCCAGACGTAGCCGGGCAGCTCCTCCAGCAGACCTCGACAGGCGGGCGACACCGTCATGCCCTGAGCGATCGCCATGCTCACCGCTCCGATACCAGGCGCCACGTCGTTACGCGCCTCCTCGACGGGAAGGCCGGCCCTCTGGCACTGGAGTATATACGCCGGTTCGCTTGGGTCCGCGTAGAACTTGGTGATGCCGTGCAACTCGCGCACCAGCTGCAGCGTGCCGATGATCTGGTCGATGGTGCGCCCGCGCTGGTAGACCTCATCGATCACGTGCAGCCGCCCGCTGCCCGACTGGCCGATCACCTCGCAGGCGAACGCGTGGACGAAGCCCCAGTCCACGCCTGCCACGACGCGCTTCCAGGGACCAGGCACGTCGTGCACCTGCGCATCGGGCAGCTGCCAGATGACGCCCTCGGCGCCTACCCACTCGCCCTTGCCCAGCCGTCGGCCGTAGGCGTCGTCGGGGAGCTCGGCGATACGGCGTAGGTAGTCCTCTGGGACGAAGCGGTTATCGTGCGCCGTGGCGTGGAGGTAGACGCGGTCCTCCGTTGGCGGGTAGAAGCGCAGGCGCAGCCAATGCTTGGGTGGGCCGGGGTTGGTAGCCGCACCCAGCTGGTGCCACGGGATGTGCGGATCGCGCAGCCGGCCCTGGAGCATCGTCCAGTCCGCGCTGTTCAACTCGATCGCCTCATCGACGTAGGCCGCGCCCAGATTCAGCGATCCCACCTTGCTCGGCACGCCCGTGACTGGGTCGGCGTCCAGCCCCATGAAGTAGACGCGGCTGCCGTTGTCCAGCTCGAGCCACGACTCCGACTTGTTGCGGCTGCTGATACGGCGTGTATCGGCCACCTCGGTCCAGAACGTGCGCTCCGTGGTGCTGGCCAGCGAGGCGGCCACCTTGCGGAAGATACCCACCGTCACGCCGGGGAAGCGGCAGGCCACGTCCCATGCCTTCTCGCACAGGATGCGGCTCTTGCCTGCGCCCATGGCACCGCTGTAGAGCACCTCGGGCGCCTGGCTCTCGAAGAACTCGCGCTGCTGATCGTTGGCGAACTCGACCGGGCGCTGCGGTATCGGCTCGGTCCGCTGACGCACGCGGTACAGCGCATAGGCCGCCAGTGCGTCGGGATCGTCGACCGCTACATCACCTGCCACGTGCTTCGGCGAGGATGCGCTCGACCTCCTGCTGGGCGGCTACCGCTTCCTCGGGCGAGGCGGCCATCCGCTCGATCGCGTCATGCACCGTCACCAGCACCTCGCGCCGCTCGCGCCAGCGCTCGCCGAACCGCCGCTCAAGTATCAGGACCAGATCGGAGGTTGACTTAGCCTTCAGCACGGCCATGGCCACCAAAGCCGCTTCCGCTTGGTGTTGCGCCGCCTCAACAGCTTCGGCAAACTCGATGTAGACGGGGTCGCTGGGCCGGAGCGGGTCTGTGCCCCGCCCACGGCCCATCCACTCATCGTAGGTGCCGACCGCCACGCCGAAGGCGCCGGCCGCGATGTAGGGGTGAACGCCCTTCTGGATGAAGCCAACGATCCCGTCGCGTACCTCGGGCGTCAGCTTGGTCGGTCGGCCCATGCCGTCACTCGAGGGTGACGACCAGCGGTGGCGCGGCGTCGACGGTGAACGACCCGTCGCCGCTCTGGCCCGCGAAGGCTGCGGCGCCCTCGGCATGGACCGTCGCGCTGCCAGCGGCATGCGCGGTGGCCTCCCAGCGCGTCTGATCCGCCGATTCCTCCACCGTCAGGATCGAGGCATCGGATGTGGTGGCCGTGAAGCCGACGACGGGCAACTCGGTGCCATCGGCCTGCGCGACCTTCAGCTTCTTGACCTGCCCAACCTGGATGTCTCCCACGGTGCGCTCCTTCTACCCGACAGGGGTCTGGTCGTCGATCGGCTCAAGGCTGACGGACAGACCCTGCGCCGGTGGCTGGGGGGAAGGCGCCGGCGCAGGGTCCACGTGATCGCGGTTCGGGTCGGTGGCCACGAGGACCACCAGCACCAGCCCCAGCACTGCCACCTGCTGGCCGGATAGGCCAAGCGCGGTGGCGTTGTTCTGTGCGTAGACGATCCCGGCCGCCAGTGCGACGGCGAGGATCTTGAAGTTGTCGGATACCCACTGCAGGACGGTGTCCCAGATGGTGCTCACCCGCGCATGGCCTCCAGCTGGCGCTGCAGAACCGGCACGCGGGCCGCGTACATGGCCGCCTCGATCCGGCCGCGAACGCGGCGCCACCGCATCCAGGCCGAGTGATCGCCGACGTATCGCTGCAGCCGCTCCATCTGCTCCGGTGTCATGTTCCCCTCCCTCGCTGTTGGCCGGACGTTAGCCGCCCAGCCCGGTTGCCTCGCTGTCGTCGGAGTCCGATCCGACGGCCGGCGCAGCCGGAGTCGTCTCGTCATCCTCCGGCACGCTTGCCGCCTCTTCGTCGCTCACCACGCCGTCATCGGCGCTCGCCACGTCTGCGATGTCACCGGGGTCCGTCATCATGCCTTCCTCGTGTAGGCCGCTGCCACATAGCCCGTCCGGCCGCTTGGTGCCTTCACGCGGTACCAGTCGGTATGCCGAACGCCGCCTGCAGTGTACGCTCCGCCGCGCACCGATGCGAGGACCGCGAGCCTGGCTCCGATGGGGAGCAGCTCGAGGGCGCGGTAGGCGGTGCTGGCACCGGATCGGAGGTACACGCGGGCCGTGGTGATCCGCACCTGTGGCGCCGGATGCGGCGGGTTCCCCAGCAGCGCATACACGCTCCGGACCGTCGACTCCGACGTGCCGTAGCCGGCCCGGCAGACCGCGACCGCGAAGCCCAGCCCGTCGCCGTGCTCGGCCAGCTGCTGCGCGGTGTTGTAGCGCGGGTAGGCGCGGAGCCCGTCGGCGTAACAGTAGGCGCCGCCCTTCAGGGTCGTGAACGTCACGATCGGGTTGGACGGCTGCGGGTTCGGGTTCTGGACGGTGTACGGGTAGCCGAAGCCCTTGGCCCAGCCACGTGCGAGGTTGCCGGGGTTGCGGCGGAGCGGCGGCCAACCCCAGCCGCTCTCGGCGATCCATTGCGACAGCACGCCGCGCACCACGCTGTCGGTGGCGGTGCCGGCCACCAGCCGATCGGCGGCTGCTCGGGCATATGCCCACGCTCCGGGTGCGGCGTTAGGCACGATGGTCCTCCCTCATTGCGCTGCGATCCTCCGGACAGCGTACAGCGCCCATACCAGCGCCCCGGTGGTCAGCAGCTGGCGGGCCAGCAGGAACGCGGTCTCCAGGTCGGCCGGCATCCCGATCTCCTGGAAGTTCAGCGCGGCGGCGTTGATGACCGTGAAGACCTGCCCCAGCACGACGGCGATACCGACGACCAGCACGATCTGGGTCAGCGCCTCGCCCACCTTGCCGTCCAGATCGCGCCGCAGCTGCCACATCCCGCGGACCGCCCAGCACTCCACCGCGAAGAGGAGGAGCGTGCTGAGGAACGCTGCGTCGCTAAGGTCGAGGTGCACGTCGGCGCCGCTTACGGTTCTCGGCGGCTATGGTGGCCTCGGTGGCGGCCACCTGCTTCTGGACTGTGGTGGCTGCGGCTAGGCGCCGCCGCGACGACTCGGCGCGGGCGCGGGCTATGACGGATCGCTGGCGGGTGAGCTCGGTTCGCTTCTCGCGGGCTATCTGCTTGGCCTCGGATTCTGGCGCCAGCCAAGCTGCGAGTCGCGCGATCGCCTCCGCCACTGCGCTCACGCCACCGGCCGTACGATCAGACTGATGAGGTCAGCGATGGTGTCCAGCGATGCGCTGAACATCTCCTCGTGCTTGGTCATAGCCTCGAGCGCCTCGGTGGCCTTATCGGCCCGCTCGATCTCGCGCCGCAGGACGAAGCCCGGCACGAGCAGGCCGCGCACCAGCCCCGTGACCACGCTGAAGAGCACGACGGCGCTGAAGACCCAGCCACCGATGTTGGCGATCAGGGAGACGGTGGCGGGGTCCACTACGGGCAGGCCGCCGCCTGCGCTGGCGGCACGGTGCTGGCCGGGCATGGATTGGTGGGTATGCCAGCCGCGACGAGGAGCGCGTTCAGCGCCGCCTGGCTCGCTAGGTAGGTATCACCCGTGCCCTGCGGAGTAGCGGCGAAGTCGGCCAGCTTGCCGTAGCCGCCCGATCTGCCGGTGTATCGCCAGCGGCCATCCTCGGGCCAGGTGAACCAGAAGCGGTTGGCAGCGCCGGTGTTGTTCTGCGATGCCGCGAAGAGGGAGCCCGCGAAGTCCTCGCCCCAGAACTCGCCGTTGGTGTTGTCCACACTGACGCCGGTCACGTTGTCGTGGACGCTGATCCCGGCGAGCGGCTTCACGGCCGGCCAGTCCTGCCGATTCTGGGAGATGATCGAGATACCGCTGCGGGCGTTCCAGGCCAGCGTGTTGTGGTCGACCACGGTGCCGGTACTCGAGCTCACGAGGATGCCGGCGCCCCAGCCCCAGACGGCCTTCCCGAAGCCGTTACGCCACGCGGCGTTGCCGGTGATATGCCCGCCGTAGCTGACCTCCTCCATGATGCCGGCGTAGGTGTTGTCGTGGACCCGGTTGCCGCTGTAGGTGGTGCCATGGCAGTAGATGTCGCACCACAGGCCGGGCCCATGATTGCCGTACACGTCGTTGTTGGCCAGCGTGAGGTTCGTCTGCACGGTGGCCTTCAGTCCGCCCGCCTCGTTCTCCGGGCTGAAGCGATCCGCTGTGTTGTTGTTGTAGATGCGGCTATTCCGCACCGTGTTGCCGACGCCGTGGCCAGCGACCCCGTCACCGCCCAGCCGGATGCCCTCCTGCCCGTTGTCGTGGGCCGCCACGCCGTCGATCAGCACGCTGCTGGCGGTGCCCGCGTCGATCGCAGCTGCATCGGCGCCCGACACGTCGAGGTTGCGCAGGGTGTCGCCCGTGCTACCCGCCGCTACGTATATCCCGCCTCTTGGGTCGGGTCCAGCGGCCCGCATCGTCCAGTCGGCGACCGTAACGCCGCTGGCGGCGATCGTCATCCACCTCCCCACGGAAGCAGACCCGGTGATCGTGGAACCATTGCCGTCGATCGTCATCGCCCGCGCGACGGTCACCGGACCCTGGTAGCTGCACCCTCCGGATAAGGCTAGCGTGCCGCCTGTCGGGGTGGAGTCGATGGCCGCCTGTAGGCTGGCCGGGCACGGGACGGGTGTCGGTGACACGGGAGTCGGTGACGGGGAAGGCGAAGGGGAAGGAGCCGGCAGGCTCGCCGTAGGGGTGGGCGCGATCGTAGGCGCGGGGGTGCTCGACGGTGGCGGGGTGGCCGTGGCTGTGGCTGATGGTGCCGAAGAAGGGGACGGAGTGGGAATGGCGACCGAAGCGGAGGGGCTCGGCAGGTCCGCGATCACCAGCACCTGCTGGCCCGGCTGGACGTGGACCACGATCGGACCCGAGGAGGCTAGGGCTCCCGCGCTGCTCGAGCCACTCGGCCCAGCCGCTACCGTCGCCGCCGTGATCAGCGCCGCCGCCCCGAGGATCGCCGACGGCGTGGCGCTTCGTCTCGCTGCCATGGTCGCTCATAGTATCAGCCTCCTAGGTCTGCAAGAGCCGCCCGACCGATTCCAGCCCGTCGGCCGGCCTGCTGACCACCACCCGTAGTCCGGCCGCCAGCATGCGGTCGATCACGAACACCTGCTCCTCCGACAGGTGGCCGCTGTCGGACTTCACCTCGATGAACAGCGCGGCGCCACGGTGCAGATGCAGGAGCGACAGATCGGGCCAGCCGCGCTCGCTGTAGGTGGATAGGTGCGGGTGGTAGACGTACCAGCCCAATGCTCGGGCGGCCCGGACGACCATGGCCTGCCATTGCGCCTCCGACATCCCGGTCATGCTCTGGGCGGCCGGCAGCGGCGCCAGCTCGCGACGGCGCGCTAGGTATGCGCGCCTGGTAGCCGCCTCGGCCGACTCGCCGATCGGCAGGTCGGTGACGTCCTGCTGCGCGATGAAGTAGCGGCGGCGCGGCCTACCCACTGGCCAGCTCCTCGTGCTTGGCCAGTAGGTGTTGCCCTGAGGCCGACAGCCGGACGAAGCGCCAGCCTGCGCACTTGAAGCAGTAGCCGGGGTTGGCGCTGCTCACCCGTCGCGGGTCGATGTAGGTGTAGAGGCGATTGGGTCCCCAGTAGGCGAACGCGCGCTCCTCCGCCTCCTGGATTATCTCCGACGACAGGCGGTCCGACTCGTTGCGGAAGATGGCGTTGTTGTATCCCACCTGCCCGTCCATCCGCATCGCAGGATCGGGCCACATCCAGGCGAAGAGCACCAGCCCGGCTGCATCGCGCAACACCAGCTTCCGGCCGCTGTAGAGGAACTGGCGGGCGCCGACCGTGCGGCGGCTGTAGTGGCGGTCGGCCAGCTGGCGCATCTCGTCATCGAAGTGCGTGGTTCGGATCAGCCCCTCCTCCAGCTGCAACATGGGACTCACGATCGGCGCCTAGACATTGCCCCAGAGGCCGGGCCCGCCGTTGATTGGGCGCAGCGCCCGGACCGGCACGCCGCAGCCGATCAGCGTCGACTTCGTTGCGCTTACGGCCTTGCCCTCCTCGGTGATAGCGACAGGGATGAACTCGGCGCCGCCCCGTGCCCAGCGCGGCCGACTGGCGCAACTGCACAGCGTGAAGTAGTCGTCCTCCGCCATGTGCACGACGTGGCGGAACAGGTCCTCGGTGCGGATGACGTAGGCGTTGAGGAGCCGGCCGTCAGGCTGCGTCACGAACGCCTGGATGGTGAGGGTGGGGTAGGACCCATGCTCGAACACGGACAATGCGCGCTTGGTGAACTCGGACTTCTGCCCCTTCTCGGTGCGATAGCGGATCGAGAAGGTTCCCCAATCCCTGTCCCACTGGACCCGCGACGCGATCGTGGTCTGAACGCCGGATAGCTCGCTGATAATCCAGTCGATGCCAGCCTTGAGGTCTTGGCTGGTCCCCTCGGTGTGGACCAGTTCGCCACGTGGCAGCAGGCCAGCGGCCATGAGCGAGGGAGCCACGATCAGGCGGAACGCATCGTCCGGGCGCCACCTGCCGCTTGGTGTCCGCCCTAGCGTCAGTCTAGACATCTGCTTGCTCCCTCTGCTGGCGGATCATGTCCTCGAAGTCGCCCAACTGGGTCCGTAGCGCGCCGCGCTCCGCTCGCGCGGGCGCGCGCGCGACGTCTCTCCGTTCCGTTCCGTTCCTTACCGTTCCGTTCCGTTCCGTCTCGGGGATTAGCGGGGGTTCGCGGGTATCCGCGGGTACCCGCGGGGATGGCGCAATCTCCCGCAGGACGCAGTGCCTCTCGTGCTCGCGCTTGATGGTGAGCACGCGCTTCTCAGGAGCCGCCAGACGCTGGTGTTCGGACAACCTAGGTATCAGCAGGTGATGACAGTCAGTCATCCGCTCGACGCGGCCACTGGCCACCAGCGGCTCGATCATCTGAGACACCTTGCGCTCGCGCCAGCTACGGGCAGCAAAGGGGTAGAGGTGTAGTCCCATCGCGCTAGCGTCCCAGCGTAGCCAGCCCGCATCGTCGGCCTCCATCCACAACATGATGTAGAAGAGACGCACGCTGTCAGGCATGTCGGCGATCACTGAGTCGGACCAATAGTCCGGCTTAACCTGCCGTATCCTCATCGCTCTACATACCTAGGTTCATCTGATCGCTGGGCGGGTTCTCGGCCTCGATGTCCCAGCCGCGCGGCGGCCGGCCCTTGCAGAACACGAGCACGTTCTGGTGGAGCCGCACCAGCTTGCGGCTGGCCATCATCTGATTGTTCGCCCGCATGGCGCCCGATCCGACCGAGTTGAGCAGGATGGCCTCGTTGTAGTACGCCATGCCTGCCTCGGCCATGGCGCCGATCGTAAGCGGTACCAGGCCGCGGTATGAGCCGTCAGGACCGCGCACTTCTGATACGACAACTGCAGCGAAGCCACCAGAACGGAGGCGCGCCGTCGCTAACTCGAGGATTAAGCGGTACCCAACAGCGAAGTCCTCCCAGCTCATCGCGCTTATGTCGCGCGGGTCGTCGGAGTACACCTCAAGGTCGAAGTAGGGCGGGCAGGTGAAGACCAAGTCGGCCTCGGTGGGTATGCGGGGGTCCGTGCTGGCCAGCACCTCGGCCGAATCGCCACACACCCAGTTGGGAAGCGGGCCGTCTCCTACGAGGTGGCCCTGCGACCGGTTGGCCTCGATCTGCGCGAATGACAGATCGATGCCGGTGTAGCGGTAGCCCAGATACCCGGCGACGATACCCCGCACCGATCCCCCAGCGAAGGGGTCCAGAATGGTCCCGCCCGGTGGGCAGAACCAGCGGTACATGATGTCGGCTAGCACCGGGTCGAAGATGCTCGTGCCGGCCTGCCATTGCGAGCCGGGCTGGTAGGCCGGATCGCCGTCGACGATGCCCAGCCCGTCCTGCGCGAACGTGCCGGGAACGGCCGCTGACGATACGCCGTCGCTGGTCCGGTATATGCCGTAGCTGCTGCGCGCGTTGCCGCTCTCGGGCCGAATCTGGCGGCCTGCGCCCGATTCCAGGCGCGCCCGGTCCTGGTAGCGGTACTCGGGGGACATGGTGGCCTCTAGACCGGCGCGGGCGCGGGTGCTGGCGGCCACCCGGCCATAGGCCTCCTGCCGCCCAGCTGCATCATCGAGGTTGCCTAACAGGCCGCCTCGCTTCTTGTCGTAGCCGCCCGCGTTCATGGCGTCTGAGTACCGGAGGAGGTTGGCGCCTCGCCCGATCTCGCTCTGAATGCCCAGCGCCAGCCACCGGCGCCGGCGCTCCTGCCAGTATCCCTGTCGGGTGTCGAGGATCGAGAACGGGGGGACGCCGTAACGGTCCTCGAGGGTGATGCCGCCCCAGTCGGCAGGATCAGCCATCCCCGCCTCGCTTCGCGTAGGCGGCGGCGCGGGCATCGACGTGGCGGATGAAGTCACGCCAGCCGTCCGACTCGAAGCCGTCTATCAGCCACTCCTGCCGCACGTCGCTGTACGCATCGGCGAGGGCCTCGTCCTCGTGGGCGTCGATGAGGGCGAGCATCCGGCCTGCTCGTTCGTCGGCGACGGCGAGGTCGTACTCCGGGTCGTCGTTGCTCCGGCGCGTCTTGTGCAGCGCCATCGCGACCCGCTCCCGCAGCTCGCTCACGGCTCGTCCGCCGTGGCAAGGGCGGCGCGGAGAGCGTCGAACTCCGGCCATTCGTCGAGGCTGAACCCGCCATGTTCGACGAAGGCGACCAAGGCGACCTCCGCCGCCTCGGCCACCTTCGCGTAGTGGCGAGCG